TTATATTTATATATATATACAACATAAAAAATAACTTATTCATAATATATACTAAATATGAAAGATTTTGTAAGAGATAATATTACATTTTGTGCCATTATAATATTTTTAACCATTTATGTATTAATTATTCAAATGAGGCCTTCAATGATATTTTACAAGGATGGTACTCTTAAAGAATTTGGAGTAGGATATCGCAATAAAACTATTATACCTATTTGGTTAGCGGCCATTATACTTGCAATTCTCTCATATATTATTATTATGTATATTGCTTATTTGTATTAGATATCTTGAGAGAGGTGTATTAAGCTGTCTTGGTTACTAATACCTGTTGATTTTTAGAAGTCTGTGCTTTATTGTACTCTGCATTATATTGGGCCACACTATTTTCAATATCCTGTTTTGATTTGTAATTACAGTTTATTTTAGTGATTAAATATTCGCTTAGATAAGCACACATAATACCAGACATAACAAATAATATTATCTCTCCAACAATATCCCTAGTATACAATACATTTAATAAATCTACTAAATCTGTGTTAGCTTTTACGGTAGTCTCTCCACCGTCAATAGCAGTTACAATGTCAGCTATGAAAATTGTATTTGTATAATTCTTCACATACTCAAGACTCTTTACATAATTTGTTCCAGACCTCAAGTACGTCATTAGTTCAAAGTTGTCGTCTACGTGAAGTTTTGTGAGTGCCTTGTTAAATAGATATGACACGGTTAATTCGTCTTCCTTTGTGTATTTTGCCTTTTCATTATTTGAGAGAAGATTTACAAGTATATTTGTGTTGGTTATATTTTTAGGAACAATTTTATGGAGTATGTCATTAATCTTTGAGTACACTACAAAGTATCCAAATACATTTGCAAAACTCATTCGCAAGTATTCTCTGGAATAAACGACAAACGCAAATATAGACCAACAGGCTATTGTACTAAACACAGCATACATAATGTTCATTCCTCTTGTGTTGGAGGTACACCCCAATGCGGTAAGAGCATTTGAACCAATCATTAGAAGAATGAGTACTCCAATAAAGATGTTGTAGGCATTGGAAGATATGTCAGAATTCATACGGCACGCTAATTGGTCGCTACAGTAAGATGGAATGAACGCCCAATAGAGGAGAAACATCATAATAAGTATGAAAAATATACTGGATAAAATCATATATATTTATATGGAAAATACTAAACCACAATTAATCGAACCTGGAATAAAATCATTTTTAAGATACTCTCTAAAAAAGTGCCATGACTTTAAAATGAATTATTACAACCAAATAACAAACTTGTGTCTTTTAATTGGGTTTTTATTCTTTCTCTTTCTATTGCTTTACATAAAATACAAAGGAAAGCCAACTCCAGAAGAAGAAGAGGAAAGGAGCTTATTAAAAAAATATTACATCCTTCAAAAAATAAAGAACTATCAAGATGCCAAAAGAATAGCTCACCAAGAACTAATTACAGGGTTGCCAGCGTTTTCATACTAATGTTTAAGCTAACAAATTCAAATAATTCAAATAAAAATAATTACAGATTATATAACCATCCAAATGTCAAAAACAAGAAAAACACAAATTATAATAGACCCAGATATTGACGAAGAAATAGAGGCGGTCCAAGAAATAGACAATAAACCGGTATCATCGTCATCTTCATCATCATCATCATCTTCATCATCATCATCTTCATCTTCATCATCATCGTCATCATCTTCCGAAGAGACCAAGGATGCCACTTGCAATACTCTTGTTGATAAATATACAGACTTGCTATTGACTGATCAACAAAATAAAAGGGTGATTGATGGTATTAATTTTTTTTACAAAAAGCTTGAAGTACATAAGAAACAAAAGAAAAATGTTTGTGTTTTGTGTGGAAAAAATGATTCAAATACTTCTAGAGTATCTCCTTTTATTTCTTCATATGATGACACTACATACTGTAAAACTATTGAGATTAAATGTTCCGCGACAGTTCCATGTAAAGGATGGAAAATGGTGTTTGGTGTTGTGTTTAATTTAGAGAGTCTTGTTAGGAATCAAAAAAAAAGTATAGAGGACTTAAAGAAAAGCATTATTCTTAATAAGAATGACATGATGTTTGGTTATAAAGATGAGGCGGATGCTATTGAATATCACGAGACTATGGTAGCACAGCTCGCTGCTTTAACAAATACGTATTCCACAAGACTACACAAATATCTGTCATACGCCAACAATACTAGAATGAAGGAAGATATGGATAAAATAAGTAAGCAAGTAATATTGTTAACAACAGAAGTAAAGAAGAATGTATATAATCAAAAATATAAAGAGGCTGTTGAGGCCTCTCTCCAAATTAAAGCGGATACTTTTTGTCTTAATAAAATGAAGAGACTCCAAGAAAATTCTTACAAGGAATATCTTTTTAACTGCGAATCACAATTTATGTTGGACGAAGCCCAAATAACAGATGAACAAGAAGAACGTACAGAAGAGAGAAATCTCATTCAGAAAACACAAAGGAAGAGACTGACAGTAGAAGAAAAAAAAATGAAAAAAGAGGATAAGGCTTTAGAAAAAAGTAGGAAATTAATTGATACTGAAATACAGGCTACACACGACGCAATTGAGATGATGGAAGAAATGACAAAAACAGTTCCAGATTTCTTGGAGTCAACCTTATCTGACTTTAAGAAATTAAAAACAAAAGTTAAAAAATATGGAAATGAAGGTCAACAGGAAGAGGTGAATACGTTAAATGATATGTTAACCCAGAGATTAGAAGAGAAAAAACAAAAACAGAGAGAAAAGGAGGAAGAAGAACATTCCAAGATATCTAATATGTTGAATTCAAAAGAAGAAGTATCAAGGGAAGAAATTGAGAAAGACATGGAAGAACTTCATTAATAATTAAAATAACCATTTAAAGAAATTTTGTATTATGCGTTAAAATAATTTAGCAGAACCCATAAATTATTTTATAATTATAGTATATAAATGTCAGATAACAAAAGTATGCAGCTTGCTTTAACTGGTGGAAAGAGACGAAGGAGACCTGTCGGAACTCGCAAAGGTTCTAGGAGAGCATTCTCTTCTGCTATGGCTTCTTATGGATTGACTGGTGGAGTTAACCGTTCTGCTATGGCTTCTTATTGATTGTCTAGTGGTGACTTTGCTGGAGGACTTAATCGTTCTGCTATGGCTTCTTATGGATTAACTGGTGGTGACGTTGCTGGAGGACTTAATCGTTCTGCTATGGCTTCTTATGGATTGACTGGAGGAAGATCTCGTTCTGCTTCTGCTATGGCTTCTTATGGAATGATTGGTGGAAAGCGAAGACGTACTTCCAAGAGAACCAAGAAGTCCAAGAGACGTACACACAAGAGACGTGGAGGAGATCGTCCTTAAATGTACTATAAATTAAATATTCATTAAATAATCTAATCTGGTACCAACCGGAATTTGTTTTTTTATTAATACATCTTTATCGCCTAGATAAAAATGTTCTGCTGGTCTAGTACCAAATCCAACTAATTCTGCCTGATTTCCACTAACGTGTATCATAGTGCCTTCTCTTAAACCAATCACTGCGTTCGGACTACTTTTTCCATAAGCATTTCTGTTATATTGTAGAAATTCTTTTAGCCTATCATCTCGTGTCTCTCCACCGTACCCGATAGATATTGGATTTATGTAATGAGCATTAATTTGAAAAGGGACAGACCCTAATGAATCTAATCCTTTAGGATTTGACACTACAGGCATGTCATTTGTAGTTTTAATGGTTGGTCCATGTATAACTGTTCCAGCACTAACTCCAATAAATGGTATTCCACTATTAATTTTAGATTTTAGTATTCCAAGAACATCATTGTCATTTATATTTTTCAATAGATTGTGAGTATTGCCTCCACATATATAAATAGCTTCTGCGTGTTTTATTTCTTCTTTTTGTCTATTAGGAGGTAATCCCATATCTAGCAGTATAGCTTCTATTCCTAATTTTTTAAATGAGGTTTGAACTTCTGTAAAAAAATCTGTTGCACTATGGGTATCTACGCCATCTCTAACATCTGGATAAGCATATGGTATAAATAATATTTTTGTTGTGTTAAATGGTTTAAAAAACTTTTTAAGGATAGGAAAAACATATCCTAAATGTTCTTTTGTACCTAATCCAGTCATAGTAGAATTAGAGAGAAGAATCAAATTTTTAGAGGAACTAGGTCCTAGTGTTATATTGTGATACATGAAATAATAGTTCAAGTAGTATTCCAGGATATGTGAGTACATCAAGTAAACGATGTATATTGTGACAAGGATTACCACAGTTATTGTGTAAACAACCCATTTATTTAAACAATTAGTTTTAAGTAGTTTTCTATTATATCCCTTCATACTATTTACACATATAAAACAAATATTAACCCTCATTTAAATACGTGTAAATTTATTTTGAATTACTACGTACAATTTACTACGTATAAAAACTTAAATAAATATATAATAAATATTTATTTAAACATGAGTGAAACAAATGAAAATTCTACCCATATAAAAACAACAATTGTAACTGGATTTTTGTCTAATGTAAATACTCGCTATGAAAATGTTACAGAAGCATACTTAGATAACTGTAAATTATTCCTTAAGACAACTACACCAAAAATTGTATTTTTAGATGACTTAATGTTATCACACATTGGTAAAGAAGATTATGATCCTTCTACCACACTCATAATACGATATAATCAAGACGACCTTTACTATATGAGGTATGTAGATAAGATTACCAAATTTCCAAATAAGCAAAACTCTCAAAAAGATACAAAGAAGTATTTGTTGCTTATGTGTAATAAAACAGAATACTTACGAGAGGCGATTAGAATAAATCCATATAATACAGACAATTTTGTGTGGATAGATTTTGGAATTCGCTATATTATGAAAAATACATCTGATGAAGAATTTGTAGAGAAACTAAATAAGGTAGCTTACTCGCATCATTCCAAAATACGTATTGGTGGAATATGGAACCAAATAAAAGTATTGTATTCACTAGATATATTTAAAGATATATTGTGGTATTTTGCAGGTGGTGTAGTAGGAGGAGATAAATGCTTCCTTATTCAATTTGCAGATGAAATGAGATGTTTGTGTGAGAGTATTGTTTCAACACACCATACAATTATGTGGGAAGTGAACTTGTGGTATTTGATATATAAAAATCGCAGTTATTGGTTTGATATATATCCATCTAGTCATGATGAAACCCTGGTGGATGGGTATTATACCCCTTACCCATTAACAAATTTTATATAAATCCATTTATAAATCATTGTTATTTATTTTTATTTATTCATTTTGTAAAAATGTTTAAATATCCTTCTTGAGAGAAACCTTGGTATCTCTCTCATAATTTGGATGTGCCGAATAGTCTCGGCTTATTTCATCTGTAAAACATTTAAGACCCTCTGCTCTATTTCCAGGGTATACTGTACAATCAATAGATGTCTCCTTAATGGTTTGTACCAGTTGAGAGATTGCTCTTTCTTTACGCAATGAAATCTCATACAGGTGTTCATCTGTAGTAATAGACATCTTGTCATTGATTTTACTTTTATCTGTAGTGAGAACTGTATTCAAGACTGTAGATATAGGAAGTGTGTTTCTCTTTTTTCCAGGGCCTTCTCTCACATAATAGTCTGGATTAAATGAACTTAAATAAATGAATGCTTCTACATTTCTGTATTCTTCTGGTAAGTTCTTATGACTGCAAATACGAACCGCACGACCAATGACCTGTTCTACTCTTACAAAATTCCAGAAAGACTCCATCACGTGTACGTATCTTGTATTTTTTAAATCTAAACCTTCGGCACCAGAAGCAGTAATCATAAAGACCTTAATAAGTTCACCCATGTTATTTGTGGGGGACATATCTCTAACAACTGAAGCCAATTCTGGAGGAACTAAATCAAAGAACCCATTATAGATATTCATAACAATATCCTTTACTTCTCTTGATTCCTTTCCAGTGTAAAAAACATACTTGGGTTTTCCCATATCTTCTTCGGCAATATCCAACATCCATCCACCACGACCACGTTTGATTTTAAATTCTGCAAATCCATTGTGTTTAAGTACCAAACTGAAAATTCCAATACCTTCCATGGACCTAAATTGACTATATACCAGATGTAAACCTTCATGTGCTGGGTTCTTTATGTTTTGTAGAATATTGAGAAACTTTGGACTATATTTATTAAGTCCTTCTTCGCTCAAGTACCGATCTCCAGCAGCATCCAGTTGTGAAAATTCCTGTTCAATAGAATGTTTATATCCCAAATCTTGTTCTAGAACTTCATCTGGGTCATTTTCCTCGGGATCTGCGAATTCAAGCTCATTGGGATTTACAGCAGTAACTGGCTCAGTAATTGGTTCAGCGACAGGTTCAACCATAGGTTCTTTTTCTTTTTCTGTAATAATTTCTCTTTCGGGTTCTTTTTCTGGCTGAGGTGCATCTATTGGAATGATTTCTTCATATTTTGGTTTTTCTTCTTCCTTAATATCTTCAACCATTGTAACCTTCTTCTTTATAGGGTTTTTGGTTTTTCTTTGCGTAACCTTTGGTTCTGGTTCTTTTTGAGGTTCTGCCTTAGATTCTGCCTTAGGAGTCTCTTCATAATCCTCATCATCAATAATGACTCTAGTTTTATTACTTGGTTTAGCTTCTTCTTTTTTCTCTACAGGCTCATCATCAAATTCATCATCAATATTAAACTTAACAGCTGGTTTCTTCTTTGGTTTTGTGGTAGTGGAAGTCTTTTTTGTAGTAGTCTTTTTTGTTTTAAATACAGTTGTTCCATATAGTTCATCATCACTATCTTCTCCTCCTTCTCCTTCCCAAAAGTCTGGTTCATCATCCGTATCATCCTCCTCATCACTATATCCACGTCCCCCTACTACGGTTTCCTCTTTTTTTGTTTTTCTAGTTTTTGTTTTAGCCGCATCTTTATCTTCTACAGAAAAAGCACTAGGCATGGAACGTCCAATTTCTGTAGGCATAGTAAAGTTACAAAACATACGAGAGAACATTCTATATGAAGATGATGGTTCCGCAAAGTCTTCTTTGCTATTTCCTTTATTCGTGCCTTCTTTTATTCTTTTATTTTTTTCTGTTACAATCTCTCTATTTCTTTGTATCGCATATTGTTCTGTTTGATATTGTGACATGGCAACTTGAATTACGTGATAATTCTCTTCCTTTTTATATCTTGGAAGCAACTCAGGAGTTCCAGAAAAGTAAGACGTCAATCCAAGGATACGATTTGATAACTGATACTTGTTAATCATCTCTTCTCCAGAGTAGAATCTTGCCATAAAGTCATCAAATGAATCTGGCAAATTCTTGTAATTTTTTTCTTCTACTGTTTCCACTACAATATTTAGTTTAGCCAATTCCTGTGTTACTTCTCTTATGAAATCACTATCAGAAATATCCAGAAGTCCAGTGGGGTCTTCCTCGCCATTAATACGCACACCTGCGTATGACCCATTTTTTGTTATTTGGCTTAAAAATCTTAATGGATTACGTGTGACAATAATTGTTCCATCTGATGGAGAATATTTAAGGTAATCAATCTGCTTATAAATAGGACTTCCAGAAAGCATCGCTGGAAGAGTCCTATCTGAAACAGGTTGACTAGTTTCTACACGAACTCTCAATTCATATGTGTGAATATATCCACGTAATATATTAAATAATACTGATATTTCATTGGGATAGTTCATAATTGGAGTACCAGTAAGAAGTATTATACGAGCATTCTTAGCACTCATCAAATACTCATATAACCTCAAAGCAACCCCTTGTTCTGTTTCCTTCTTTCTGCGACTTGCTCCAGACCTAATCTTATTTACAATTGGACTAATAAATTTATGAGCCTCATCAATAATTACTACCTTATCATCAAAAGGGTTTACTGTATAATCTTCTGTAAGCTGTTTTATGTGAGTATTACGTATGCCATTGTAACTAATGTGGTGATATTTATGTTGTATCATTTCATTTAGTTGTTCTTCAAGAGTGTGATTAGCCCTTACTGTGCGATTACGGTCAGTTTGTTTCCCCTTATTTTTTCTAGAAGCAACCTGGGTCTCTCGTGAAATGATCCATGCACCATCGTGTCTTTTAATATATCCTTTAGAGAGATTGAGTTCTTTTTCCAGTAAATCTATCTTTCCATACAATTCATTATATGATTTCCATACCCAATTATTGTTTAATCTGTAAATAATGTCTCCACATTTTTTAATTTCCTTAATGAAGTTGGGTTTTAAAGAAGCAGGGGTCATTACAATAATATGCTTGTTTGCGTTTTTAAAATTTTCTGCGATAGCAATAGAAGAACATGTCTTACCACTTCCTAATCCGTGGAATAACAAGAGGCCTCTATAAGGAGTGTACATGTTTAGATAATCTGTAATAAGTTTTTGATGAATGAGGAGAGAAAGCTTTTTAGTTGAAGAAACGGTGTCACAACTAGCAGGTTTAGTCATACTAGCAAGTTCTTCTCTATACTTTCCAAACATTCTTGTAACGAATGCTGTAAATATCTTGCGATTATTTAGATAGTATGCGTTTTCCACACTTGGTATTCTGGTGTCTCTTTCTTCACGAATATACTCTACTATTTTGCTAACATTGTTAAAGTCTATCTCTTCGTTTCCTTCATCTCCTTCAACTCTCTCTATTTCTTCTCTATACTCTTCTTCTTCTTCTTCTTCTTCAGCTCCTTCTTTAATTCCACTAGTAGATCTAGAAGTAAATTTCTTTGGTCCAAATTTTCTAGGTTTAGAAGTTCTGGAAGATTCTCTGGTTTCAGTTTCTTCTTCTCTTTCTTTTTCTCCATAAACAATAGCTTCTGCTTTCTTTTCTTTTTCTTTTTGTTCAATTTCTTTTTCATCATCTGAATCTATGAGTTGTATTCTGCTCTTTGGTTTTGAATAAAGTGCTTGTTTCTTGCGTAATTGTTCTTTTATCTTATCATTAAATCTGGAAGGCAATATTTCGTTTGTCTTATCTTCAAATTGAACATCATCATTAAAAACTACATATACTGGTTGACTTTCTTTTTTTTCCGGTTTTTGTTTTAACAATTCTTTGATGCGATTCATAATATAATTATATATTAGAGTGTTATATTTTTATTCTATTCATATTATTTAATGCGTTATAGCATGATTCTTGTTCTGCTTTCTTTTTAATTTTGTGTTGTCCTTCACCTAAGAATAGCAGTAGTTGATTATTATGTGTAATTAAATATTCTCTAATATCATCAGCACAAGAAAAGATAGAGCAATCTAGTGCGTTTTTGTGTACTTCAGAACCAGAAACAATGTGTGTATGTCCAATACACAAGTACACTCCCATTCTGTATCCGGTTTCAAATGAGTGTTCAATTTCCAGATAATATGGTGTAACTTTGAATTCTTTTTGTATTTGTACTTGTAGAATATTTTTATAGTTATCGTCATTAATAATGAGAGAAGACCAATTGATATGTCTGTCGTATACATTTTCAATAAATTTGGATGCCATTCTAAATCCCATTCCTGGTTCTTCTTTTTCCATGTCTAAGAAAATGGCCCCTACAAATGCTTCAAACAGGCATCCCATTTTAGATACATTTGTGCGAATATTTTTATCTTCCGCGTGTTTAGATAACAATAACCATTTGTTTAGTTTCATTTCAATTGCGATTCGTCCAATAGTTTCATTTTTAACTAGTGCTATTTTTTTGTTTGTCATAAATCCTTCATTCTCTTTAGGAAATCTTCTATAGGTTATCATTTTTGTTGTAAGTTCTAAAACGCCATCCCCGAGATATTCTAGCCGTTCATTGGATTTTGTCTTAAGTGACAAACAACCTTCAGGCCTATCTGCGATGATAATATTGTTTTTAATGTTTTCTGCCTCAGGTTTCTTGAGATATGATTTATGAACGAATGCTCGTTTGTATAAGGAAACATTATGAATAATAGGTGGAAGTTGATAGGTGGTTAGAATTTCCATAATCTCTGCTTCGGTAATTTCAACATTTACAGGGTTGTAAGGGTTGAAAATCATAGTAGTTTCATCTTGTGGTGTACAGTCTTCCATATTTCGTGATTTGTTTATCTATGGGTATTGAGTGGTCTTTATATTATTTCAGTATATATTATATTATCTTTAAGAGAATATATTTTCCAAACATATGATATAATGAATCTTGTTGGACCTTTAGATAAGAAGTACTGTGATATTTTTATGTATATTTCTATATTTTCATTCATGTTTGCGTTGATTACAATATTCTATATTATTTTCCTATTGGTTTCTGGAACTAAAGGTAATAATGGACTTATACTTGTATTGTTCTTTAATATTCCAATATATTTGATTGGTTATATACAGAATAGGTTATTCTATAATATGTGTTTGCGTTAATTTTTATTTATAGTTTCTATTTTTCCAAATATTTAAATGATTGAGCTTAATGGATGGGTTTTATTATAACTTTTTTTCTTTTAGTATAGTATAAATATGGTTTACAATAGTGGATCTGGAATGGCCGCAAGAGCCGCATCAATTACTAACAGACCTACCTGTGGTGGTGTTAAAAAGGCCGGATTGTCTCCCCGAACTGGTTATGTATTGACTTCTAATATTAATAAACTAAGAATGCACAATACCCAATGGGTGAATGGATTAGCTCCTAGATGTATAGTTGATAATACTATTAGAACCCAAAAGTATGGTTACAGAGCTACTCATCGTCCTATTTAAGAAGTATTTTCTCTCTATCTTATTCTATAACAAAAATAATAACAAATTAAATATGATTTTTATAAGTACATATTTAATTTACAAATGAATAATATAGATGTCACAAGGAAAATTATCAATTTCGGTTAATTCTAATATGATGGAAAAGGGATTGTTTTATTTTAGTGGAATATGTGTGGTTGGTTTTTCTGCTACTATTTTAGCATTTTCTATTTTAAAAATATCGCCATCCTCAACAATGATATTGGGTATTATTGTAGGAGCCATGACTATTTTGTTTGGTATGTATGCTGGATATATGATGGCTTCTACAAGACCTTCTAGTCTCATTTCTTCTATTCCCATGGATTTGGTTGTAGGAATGTTCGGTGTTAGTATGACTCTTATCATACTTGGTGTTGGTATTTTTGGAATATCAATAAAGAAAATAAGCTATTCTGTTTACTTTACTTCTCTCTATGCCTTTCTCACAATAATTCCAATAATTATTTTTATAACAGCTAGTAGAGAGAATTCCTTGGTAACTATCAGAACATTTATGTCTCTTGTTATGATATTGACATCCTCTGCGATTTCATTGGGTATTGTTAATTTAGTGGAAAATGGCTTTCCTACCACCGGTGGTTAATTATATTGTGGAATTAAATACTTAAAGACATCTCAACAAATTTTATGTGATTTATTATTTTAAAATATGGTAGTTATTATTAAATTTCATTATGTATGGGATAGAAGTAATATATGAGACCATACTCTTTATCTGTTTCCCATATACCAATAATTTTAATAACAATGCCTTTGTATAGTCCTTTTCTTGTTTTTGAGAGAGAAAGAGTTCCAGGGCATTCCGCTACTTCTCTACAAATGTTATAACTAGGAACCTTATTTAAAATTGGTTTGTATTTTTCTAGAAGGTCTTTTTCCAACTGAATAAGTTGAAATATGGCATACTTATTTCGTTGATACGCAAATGTACACTTGTAGTTGTTGTTTAAATTTATAAAACATATATCATGGATATTCACGTGAAGGCACAACCCATTCATTAAAAGTTTATTTTCTTTGTAACCTAATCTGGTTTTATATTTTGAAGTCTTATATAACATCACATTATCAATATTGAATTTTTCTGTTTTTATTACAAGGTTCATTAATTATTTGATTATATTTTATTTATTTATTATCTTTAAAAATTAAACATATACTAAGTGGTATCATAAAATTAAAATCTCTATATATATGGTGTAATTCCATATTTATTTGTCAACATAAAAAATATAAATATAAAATATATTAATCGTATCCTTTTTGAATACAATTAATAAGCAAAAATGGGAAATTTTGATGAATATTTAAAATCACAAAATCAATTGTCTGATTTACACGACCCGGAACTAATACAACATATAGACCAACTGGAATTAAAAAATACTATATTCTATGGACCTCCAGGAACAGGAAAGTATTCGTTGATACTCAAATATATACAAAAATACAGTGAAACTAATCTTAAATACTGTAGGAAATTTTCATTAGTATTTGATAGTAAACCGTATCAGTTTCAAATAAGTGATGTACATTATGAAATAGATATGTCGGTGTTATCATATAATTCTAAAATATTATGGCACGAAATATATCAACAATTAGTGGACATCATTACCAATAAAGGCAAACCTGGAATAATTCTATGTAAATATTTCCACGAAATTAATAACGATATCTTGGATAATTTTTATAATTACATGCATCATCCAAACATTACATTTGTTATTATGACTGAAAATGTGAGCTTTATACCAGATCATATTATTCAGAGTTGCCAGATGGTATGTGTTCCTAGACTATCTAGAGAGAATTATACTAGAGTATTTGATATTAGTAATTCATCATCTACCACAATAACCATACCAGCAACCACTAATATTGTTAATATGAAAAGCCAGTATTTAAATCCTACATACATTCCAATATGTAATCAAATTATTAGGTATATGGAGGATATTCCCAATTTTGATTATTTTACATTCAGAACAAAACTTTACACACTATTGGTTTATAACATAGATGTCTATAGTAGTATGTGGTATATTCTCTATTATTTTATTGATAACAGACAATTTTCTAGAGAGTTTATTTCAAATGTATTGGTACATCTTATTAGATTTTTACATCGTTATAATAACAATCATCATAATATTTATCACATAGAACATTTCTTATGTTATTTACAAAACCAATTGGTTACCATGTAATTATTTACTTACTATTTATTTATTGCGTATACCATATAAATAAATATTAATTCATATGTTTATAAATGTCAAATAAAGAAGTGATTGATAAAGAAAAAGATCCTTTTTATATTGATCCAGAGAAGATGGTTACATATGAAGATATGTTAAATGGTAGATTTCCAATGGATTGTGATGAATATGGTGATTATGATGATGAACAACACGGGTATGATGATTATGATGAATTAGATGAATTAGATGAACTACATACTGGAGAAGATTTTATAGATAGACCACCATATCCCATGTTAAAAAATCATAGACCAACTTATTACAGTAAATCCTCAGAAGAATTTAACAATTGGTCTAATGTGTTAAACAAAGTAGTATCTAGAAATAATGAGCTAAAAGAACTAAGCAAAAATGAATGGACCCTTCCACCGTATATTGAAAATGAAGTAATTGAGAATAGTGAACCATTAAAGCTTAATCGTGGACCTATGTATTCTAATCAAAATTCTAATCAAAAAGAAACAACCCCCAATTTAGATAAAGATATGTATTGCTTAGATGGTGAAGATGAGGATGATGATGACATAAGTGAGTTAGATACTATAAATATAATGGATGACCTATTTTTGTATTGTAAAAAATTAGAAGCGTCTCATCGTAAACTAAAGAAAGAAGTCAAAAGCATGAAGAGTATGACCCAAACAATTCATTACAAATTACTAAGGGAGATATCAAATATGACCTTTGAACTGGAAAGGTTAAAGAGAAATGTATCTCCATATTTTTCATCTATTGATTATAACGAATCATATAATAATACAGAAATGAAATTAGATGATATTTAATTCTTTTTTTATAACTGGTGTAATTGATTTACTTGAATCCTTCTTTTTTTCAACCGAAGATTTTCCGGTTTTAATATTTTCAATTGTATTTCTCTTTACATTATACAATTGTAAAAAGTGCATAAATAACTGAGGTGATATTGATACATTATTCATAATAGTACGGTACTTCATAGTAGTAATAGAAGCTTTTTTATAGAACTTTATGGAATACCACCAACTGGGTGGAATATAAAGTACTTTTCCAGGGTATAAAGAAACTTGTATGTGTTTTGTTTTGTTATAATCAGCACGATATCTAGGTTGTACATTCCACACATTAATTGGGCTTTTGAATTCAAACAATTCATAGTCATATTGTGGATACAAATATTTTGAATACTTTGGTGGAATAAGAATGACTTCTACTTTTCCATGTGTAGACAAGTAATAATTGCGGTAGTTAATATCATACCTTAAAGGTGTGTGAGAATTGGAAGAACCACTTAAGACATCGTATATACAATTACTAACTAAAGGTGGCCTTAAATATCCATCATTATATTTAATATGTTTTACAATACCACTTTCAATTAAAAAGTCTTGATTAAATTCTGTAAAATACGATTGTGTAGTATCTCTTTTAAATAATGCTAAAGCTTCTTCTACCGGCAATGGAACCACATCATCGTCAGTATCTTCAGGTGTAGCTGGTTCATCTTCAGTTTCATTTTTGCGAATATTCAAGTCAAATGTTTGGTAGTGATCATCTAGACGATATAAATCAGTGTTTTGTACTATGGCCTCGTCGTAGTTAAAAATAAAAGGCTGCTTTAAATTACACACCTCTTCAAGTTTCTCTTTGGACACTCTTTCCAGTTCATATACTTCCAAGTCATTACTTGTATTATAATTATCATAAATATGAATGTAGAGAAAAAGTATGATACAAAAGACTAATATAACTACAAATAATTCAAACATGATTTATAAAAAATGTATAAATTATTTTACACTATTTAACACGCGGGGTGTATTATAGATTGAGAATTTCCATTCTCTCCTTTGTCTCTCTATCTGCAAAAGTCAATAACATTACAGCTAATCCCTTATATTTTGCTTTAGTATAAATACTACATTTATTGAGTTTATTTGGAAGTTCCTTTTTAAAGAGCCCAAAAAAGAGTTTGATGGTTTTAAACATCTCCATCTTTATGTCATTTGTAATATACAAGCTGATATCAATCTTTTCTTTTTCAATGAGCAATTGTTGAATTTGAAATAGAACATATTGAATACAATATTGTGTGTCTTCATTTGTTTTAATAGGAGGAATAGCACACAAGTCTATAGAGAGAGCTCTATCTGAATTAATTAATATGGAATTTCCAAGTTGTTCTGTAATTGTTGTGGAAGTGGTCATATTATATATAACTTTCTAAATATTATATTTACGATTGCTATACGAAATATATCGGAATGGTATACCAGAGGTCTGTGAGTAATTCCATTCTCCAGTTTCTATTTCTGTAAAATCTTCTTGAAGTGTTTCTCTCAAAAATGGAAACAACACATTTCCAGTTGGTTCTAAATCAACTAATGTGTAATGGACCTTAGTACACCATGAATATAATAATCTGTATATAGATTCTCCACCAATTACAAATATCTTTTTTGAATTTCCAGAAGTAATGTTTGAGAGAACATTCCACAGTTGTTGTTCATTTACAAAAAACAAATCATCTTCTTCCTCTTGAGATTTAGAAAGAGTATTAGATAAGACAACGTTTATTCTCCTCTTTAGTTTTCCATTAGGTAAGCTTTGAAAAGTGTTTCTTCCCATAACTACCACATGGTCTCGTGTTAATTTACTAAACATATTGAGGTCTTCTGGAATATTCCAGAGCATAGTATTGGTAAGAGTATTCCCAATAATTCTATTTTTAGCTACTGCTACAATCATTTCCATATTATAATTTCCAGGTGTGGTTGACATTCTTTAAATACTTATAATTCTGGTTGGCGGTAGGTCTTTAAGTCCTTTGATATTATATATTGGTATAGGCTACTCCATCAAGCACTGGGATTTCTTCAATGGATAAAGTAGATGATGAAGGATTAGATGGGATAACACTGGGAAAAGGAGTAGGAGTCACCGAAGGATAGCTGGAAAGAGATGACAACCGAGTTTCAATAAACATCGTCTGAAGCTTCATAATTAATTGTTTCAACTCTGCAATTTCTCTCGTATTGTTCTCAATCTTTTCATAAATAGATGGATCAATGGGAGCTTGTACTTCCACACTGGATAATGTGGCACTTTGTTCCACTAACTCATCTACTATCTTGTTAGTTTCTTCTATAGAAGTAGTGGCATCTTCTATAGTCTTCTTTATTCCACTATGTGACTTCTCAATATCACCAACCCGATTTACAAGATTACGAACAATGGTATCAGTATCAGCATTTCCTGAAGATGTTTTAGAACTATGTTCATTTTGTTCTTTTAACATGTAAGCTTCTAGTTTAGATAACCGGATGGTAACAAGTCCAATTACGTCAGAGATACTTAGTTTAGATGTATTGGTCTGTGATTTAGATTGTGAAGGTGGACCAGGAGGTCCTTGAGATGATATTCCAGGGGTTTGTAATTTAGATGGAGGATAATTTTTGGGAGGTTGTTGAAATTGTGACTTGCCTTTAAATGAAGGATCACTTACAATTTCTTGCTGGGCTCTTCTATTTCTTGCGGCGGCTAGAGAACGGTTGCTCATTTAATAGAACTTGTTGTTTTTATTGCTAAAATTAAACGAAAAATACAAATGAATGAATAGAAGTGGCATATCCCACAAATAATAATATCTTTGTTATTTTTATAATATGAAATTCGGTAAAATATATGATTCGGAGGACCATGAATCAAAGAAGAGTGAATCCTTATTCACCCACTTATTTGATTTTGAAGGAGACAAGAAGGCAGATATCCTTAATGTGTTACAATATTCTCTCATTTCCCTTATTCCATTGATATTATTAAACAAAGCCATTAAACATTTTATTCCAGAAGCAACTGATGAAAAAGGAAGTGTAGAAATTGTTGCAGAAGTTATAGCACAGATTGTATTGATATTGTTAGGTCTTATATTGATTGACCGATTTTGTACTTACTTTAAGACATATAGTGGAGTTGATTATCCTTATCATAGTGTATTGTTCTTTTGCTTAGGTCCTCTTCTTGTTCTTCTAAGTATCCAATCTAAACTTGGAGAGAAAGTGGCTATTTTATCTGATAGATTTATGGATTTTTTTGGAAAGAGTGATAATGGAAATAAAAAGAAAAAGACAAATGGAGCCAACAATAATGGTGGGAACTCTTATTTAGTAAATCCTCAATCTGGAACAAAATATGCTCCAGATGTTCAAATGATGTCTCTACCAGTTCAACAACCAGCACAAGGAACCACAAGAATTGATAGTATTCCAAATGCCATTAGTCAATCTTTAGAAAACAGCTTTATGCAAATGCCCTCACATTCTGATATTGGTGGAGGTCTTGGAATGGGTGAGCCCATGGCAGCCAATAGTCTTTTGGGAGGTTCCTTTGGTTCTTCATGGTAAATATTAAAAATAATAATAGAATAACACAAAATTAAGCGTATATTAAATAGATTTCTCTCTGTTAATATACACGACAAATGGAATTAGAATTTTTAAAAAAAGCAATGGATAATGAAAATAATGTTTCTATTTATGATGAAACAAATGCGAGTATTCGCGCAACAAAAAAGAAGGTTCTCTCTCAGTTTGACCTATCTCCAGAAAAGATGAAAGAACTGTTAGATAAACTTAAAACATATAGATATGTGGAAGACATGAACAACTTCCGCCAAGGTGCTTATATTCGGTGGGTGTATATTGGAGAAGATGAAAACGAAAATGAATTCTTTGACAATGATGACGAAAACTTTCATTTAAATAAAGGTGCTGTATTTTGTGACACAAAAATAGACATTAATGGCATATTTATTATCTGTAAAACAACTCATAACAAGTATTTTCAGTTTCCATTGACTGGAGATTACTTATTCTTCCAAAAAATATCAGCTCAAGAACAGACTATTTTAAATACAATTGATGCTCTTAGTGGGCGTCTTTAAGTCCTTTTTGGCTTTATATATTTAACCCCGGAACAGGAGGCTTTGCAGTACTTGGGTAGTTTCTTGTAAATGGTGTAGTTCTTTGGACATAGTTCTCTCCAGAATATGTTGGTGTAATATTTTGAGGAGTTTTTACTATTGGTGTTACTATTTCTTCATAAGTTGGGGCATAGATATTGTTTTCTTCTTTACCAATTTCTTCCAAATCATTATCAATATTAATATTCTGTGATTCCATTGGCGATAACTCAGGTGATGCCATCTGTGATTCCATTGGTGGTAATTCAGGGGGTGCCATAGGTGTTGCCATAGGTGATAATTCAGGGGGTTCCATCTGTGATTCCATTGGTGGTAATTCAGGAGGCGGTGCCATAGGTGTTGCCATAGGAGATAATTCTGGAGTTGGCGACTTAAAATAAATAGGAGTAACTAAATCAGGACGTTGTGGAGTTTTTTGTGAAATCATGTCTGAAGTTTTCCAGGTATCCTCTATTGGTTGTTGTTTTTCCAGTGGGTATTCGCTTAGTTCAGATTCAGGGTATTCTTCTTCCAGTGGAGGTGGTGTACTATATTCTTCACCTTGATTAACATCAGGTTCTGCTTCTTCTCCTTCATAAGGTTCTTCTTGGGGTTCCTCCACAGAATTCATTGGGGGTTCCATTAAAGGAATTGGAACCGGCATAATTGGAGCAGAAGGTTCTTCTTCTTCTTCTGGATATTCCATGGTAGCAGAAGTAGCTTGGTCTTGTATATTTTCTATATTAGTGTCCAATAAACGGTCATTCACAATTGCCTTGTAAATATTTACACCATTCTCAAAGTATTCTTCACAACGAATATAGAGTTCCAATAAAGTGTTTCGGGTTTCTACAATAAGATTATCTAATTTATAAACAGTGAGATTTGGAACTATGGTAATCTTCTTTTCATTTTCTCCATTATCCTTTGCGTATGTAAATATCTTATTTAACACATTTACAAGTCTTTTTTGTAAATCTCCAGTAACCTTTATCATTTCATTCAGATTTAGTGCGTAGTCTACATACAATATATTTTCTCTCTCGTTTCTTTCTTCCAGAGGGTCTACCGGCTTTGTGTATTCACTATCCATACAATGATTGGAACCATCATACTGTGTCAATTGTATATCACTAAACTTGGTTACATTATCTGGAATGTCTTTCTCTCCAGTAAATCTTTTATAAAATGTAGTCAAATCTTTTCTATACTTTCTCTGGTTCTTATCAGACATGATAGGATTACCCTGCTCATCAGAGTCATCCATATAAAGCATTTCCAATTCTGGAACTCCAGCTAAATCATTTGCAGTGGAAGCCCCTTTATTTATATTACAGAATTGTGGATTCATACGATTAATATTGTCTTGTCTACCAAATTGAAGACTTTGAATTCTCTTGAAACAAAACCCATTTTGTGTTAATTCAAATACAGGTTCTATTGAAAAAGAGGCAAACTTGTCTTTAGGAGTGAGTATAGAATATTGTTCTCCAGAAGGTGTTTTATATTGTGGTTGAATAGCCCCCACTATAGCTGAAAATATGTGACCAATTTTAACATAAAACTTGGAAACAGATAAGCACATAGCCGGTTTATCTGGATTATTAATATTTGTTACATACCCGATATTTGTTTTAGAAGGGTATTTAACAACTTTCTCACCATTCTCTCCAGTTTCTTGTTGTGTTTTTGTAAGCATATTAGTTACACTCCATCCTTTATCAGCCCTAGTTGCCAAATATTCAATATCCATATGGCTAAATTGCTTTAATAAAATGTCTTTAGTAACAATGGTTACTTTTTCGCAATAGTCTTTGTCTTGTAATTTTTTAAGAGTATTGAAATCGGCTTGGAGAATATACTCACTTGCGATATCATCTAATCTCTCCAATAAATTTGATTGACTATTTCCCATATGAAGAATATGGATAAAATAAAATTGAATTAAACAAACATTTTCTATTGTGTTAAAAATGAAAACAAAGAAAATCCATATTTCAAAATCTGTAAAAAGTGAACTATGGACACAATTCAATAAAGAGATCAAGGAAAAAACAGATCCTCCATTGGAATGTATCTATAGTAAAAGTTTTAATAGAGAGGCATGTGATATATGTGAATCACCTTTAGAATTCTCAGAAGAAGGTTTCTTAATATGTACTGGTTCAACCTGTGGTATAACTTACAAAAATATTTTAGACCATTCCGCTGAATGGAGATTTTATGGAGCAGAAGATTCTCATTCATCCGACCCCACTCGTTGTGGAATGCCAATTAATCCATTATTACAGGAATCTTCATTTGGGTGTAAGGTAATGAACTATGGTTCTTGTTCATATGATATGCGAAAAATTAAGAGATATACTGAATGGCAGTCTATGCCTTATAAGGAAAAATCTCAGTATGATGATTTCCAGACTATCACAACTATGGCAAAGAATGCTAATATTCCACAGATTATTATTGATACTGCCATGCAATACCACAAAAAGATTTCAGAATCCAATATGTCATTTAGAGGGAACAATCGCGACGGAGTATTGGCCGCCTCTATCTACCTCAGTTGTAAGAAGCATGGATTTCCAAGAGATACTAATGAGATAGCCAGCATGTTTCATTTAGATTTGACAAGTGTTACTCGTGGGTGTAAAAGTGCCATGTCAATCATTAATAATATTGAATTTGAGTTGGATGAAAGCGAGAGAACAAATTGGTGTAGAACTAATTCTATTGATTTTGTGGAAAGATATTGTTCCAAGCTCAATATTAATCAAGAACTCACAAAACTATGTATGTTTATTTCCAAGATTGTAGAGAAACAGAATTTGATGCCTGCTAATACTCCAAATGCTATTTGTGCCGGAATTATATACTTTGTATCCCACATATGTGGATTAAATATTAGTAAACGAGAGATTAATCGTGTAAGTGAAATGAGTGAAGTCACCATTAATAAATGTTTTAAACTCTTGGAAGCACACCAAGCAACTCTTATTCCAGCTTCCATTATGTCAAAGTACACTAAGACATCAACTACACCAGCTTCTATTCCATCATCCCTTCCAATTCATAAAACAATTACAGTTGCTATATCTACATAAATTGAATTATAGCTCTATTTATAAAAATTGATTTTAAACAATATAAATAATTTGTTATAAAACTATATAAAGAAATGATTGTTCCAGTTAAATGTTTTGGTTGTGGAAAAGTTCTTGCTGACCTGTATCGTTCATATTTGGAAGAGGTTCGTATTAGAAAAGGATCACGCAATATGGATACAGACAAAATTATCTACTTGACCAGTGATAATATGGATTTAGTTACACCAGAAAAGGAAGTGATGGATATGTTTAGAATTCGCAAATTGTGTTGTAGAAATCAGATAATGACTATTGTGGAGCTATAAATTAAGATAATAGTGTTTAGGTGTTATGTTATAAATGTTGTATATAAATCCAACTTTTTTTTCACTGTTCCATAAACAAATATGTAGGGATATTATATAATGGCCGGTCGTAGAAAAACTCAAAACAGACGTCACAAAGGTAGAAGAAACCGCAGACATACAAGAAGGTTGTCTCGTAGAAATCTCAAATATATTCAAAGAGGTGGTAACATCCAAGCTAATCCTCCTTACTACTATTATCCAATTAATACCAATACACTACAATATCCAATTTCTACTACTAATCCTCCTATTCCACAAAAGGGAGGTATTGGTTCGTTTGGAATTACAAACTTACTTCAAGGAGCTGTATATAACGCAAACACATTAAACGCAATATCTAATGCGGTCCCTGTTTCCAGTGTATCCAGTCCTTATCCCTTTTATTAAATGAGGGCGTTTATATATGGGATTATCTTTATTATTTTTTTCTAATTTAATAATATATGTTTCCTCGTAAATTGAAAGATTTGTGCACTCCTGCTCTCTTGTACTTTTACATTTCCATCATTGGATTAATCATTGTCGCTTTCCAGAACATGACAAGCAATATGAATACTCTCCAACTTGCTGGAATGAGAATGCACGTTCCCAACCTTCTCTTCCTTTTCACCATCAAGCTTATCTATATCCTCTTCTGGACTTGGATTCTTAACTTGATCTGCAAGGATGGATACTCTGGAATTTCTTGGTTCTTGGTTCTTGTTCCTTTCATTATTGTGTTTTTGGTTGTATTGTCGGCGATTGCCCGTGCTTAAAATAATAAAAAAACTCTATTTTGTATAAATAAAAATTTGTTCTTTAAGAATAATTTTTTATTTGAAAGTGTATTGTAAATTTCATAAGACACATAAAATATATATATATTACATATGGACCGAGCGAGACAACATGGATATTGTTATGAAATAAATGGATGGAATTATGTTTCTGTTTGGGGTTCTCCGAAAGAAAGAGGATTCTCTCAAGGTTTCTTTTGCGCAAATGATTTCAAAAAGCTTCAAGAAACTATGAACTTTTATATTCTAGAAACAACTGGACGCACCTGGGATTACTTCATTGATATTGAAAAACGAGAATTTAAAGACAGTATTAAAAAGAACTTTCCAGAATTTTTTGAAGAAATGGAAGGAATGGCTGAAGGTTGTATTGCAGCTGGTGTAGAAACTACAGTGGATGAAATTATGGCTATGAATGATTCTATTACACTAATTAATTGCTGGTATCCAAAATACAATACAGAAGCTGTTGGGTCCTCTGCATCTAAGGAAGGAGGCTCTCCAGATAGGTGTAGTGCATTTATCGCTAATGGGGACTACACGACTGATGGTAAGATTGTAGTTGCCCATAATAGTTTTACAGATTTCTTGGATGGACAGTTTTATAGGGTTATATTAGATGTTAAGCCAGATAAGGGACATCGCATGTTAATGCAAACAAGAGCTTGTTCTATTTGGAGTGGAACTGATGTATTTGTAACAGACACTGGAATTATTGGAACAGAAACTACTATTGGAGGTTTTAGTGTATATGAAAAGAAGGATACCATTGGATGTAGAATTCGTCAAGCTATGCAGTATGGAGATACCATGGAGGATTATGTTAAAATACTTTTGAAAAACAACTCTGGAGACTATGCGAATGCTTGGTTATTTGGTGACACGCGAACAAATGAAATTATGCGGTTTGAACTTGGATTAAATTACTGGGATGTTCAAACAACAAAGAATGGATATTTCTATGGTGCCAACTTCCCATTCTCTCCAACTATTAGAAACCTAGAATGTTCTAACACTGGATATCAAGATATTCGTAGACATCAAGGAGCAAGACAAGTTCGTCTTCCAGATTTAGTGGAACAATACAAAGGTAAAATTAATATTGAAATTGCTAAAAGAATTATTGGAGATCATTATGATGTTTATTTACAGAGAGAAAACCCTTGTTCAAGATGTGTGTGTTCCCATTATGAATTAGATGGACGTGAATATATGAGTGACCCTTCTCGCCCTAAACCATATTCTCCCCATGGAGCAGTGGATGGTTTTGTTGCAGATGCCAACACAATAAAAAAAATGGGAATTATAATGAAGTTTGGTTCTTCGTGTAATATTCCTTTCTATGCTAAAGAGTTTTGTGATAGACACAGGCAGTGGAAAAACTTGGAGCCATACTTATGGGATAGGCCAGCTCAGCCTTGGACCCTCTTTACTCCAGGAATGCGTCAAAACAAAAGAAAGCAATCAACAAGGCGTGTTAGTAGGACCGCGTATGGAAAAAATCGTACTAGGCATCGTTAATGTCTTTGTTTATTTATCATACAAAATAACTTAAAGACTTTTTAATATATTATTTGGTGGTTTTTACAAAAAATTATACCAGATTCTTAAAAACCTCCAGGGAAACCAACCAAGTTCAATCCAATACCAAGACCAGCTCCACTTCGGGCATTAACACCCATACTTGGGATAAACACATCAAGAATACTAAAGGTCATCGCAGCAGTTAAAGCAATAAAGAGAATATCTTCCATATCCATAGAACGCTTGGGGATGGCATAACAAGCAAGAGCAACCATAAAACCTTCAATTAAATATTTAACCACTCTCTTCAAAAATTCACCCAACTCAAAATTAAGCATATTATAATATCTGTAAATAAAAAAACTTAAAAGAAATACCAATTAATATTATAAAATGTCGGCCTTTGAGAGAAAAGAAGTTAATGGAAAGCCTAATCCTAAATATATTGATTTGTTAGATGAAGATAAGCCAATTGCAGGGCAAAAGTTTGTTTGTGTTTCTTTCTTGTCTCCCGAGAAGATTTTGAAGAGAAAAGACCTTTTTATGTTTCAAGAATTCTTGAGACAATGGGATTATTCTAAATCCATGGAAAAGTTTATTGCCTTTCTTCACTTTTTATCTGTTAAGTATCACTTGGATTTTGATGC